TTTGACGGCTGAACAAGTGGGAGCGACGAAGAATTACCTGCTCCATGCCGGGCTGTCCGGGAATGGGACGGTGTGCACGAAAAGGGCTATAATCAAGCAATCTACGCTTATTTCGGGCGGCAGGAAAGCCGGTACTTGAATGATAAAGTAACGTCGTTAGAGAGGACTTCCGGACGTTATTCCATAAATGCTGATCGAGAGGGCTAATCGCCCTCTTTTTTGTGCCTTTTTGATTTAGGGTTACAATTAGGGTTACTATTTAGGGTTACAATTTTATTGAGTTTAGGGTTACGTTTAGGGTTACAAAACAACTATTATTAACGTATACCCCAAAATATAAAAAGGTGCTAAAATGCAAATAAGTCCCGTTTTTTGCTATTTTCAAGGAGGAAAAACGACATTTATTTTTAATCACAAAATTGCTATATATAATTGATTTTCATTTTATTAAAATAAGCATTCGCTTGTATCCCATTGAAAAAACGTGTGCGTGTCATTTTTTTTGTGCGTCGCTGTGCAATGTACGTGCGTTTATCAATGTTATGCGTTTATGTTTACTCGAGGCCGACAGATCCAACGACAAGGGCGAGACCTGTTATCTCATCGAACGGTACATCGAAAGCCGGATATTCCTTGTTGTCGGACACTACTGTAATATAACCATCTTTTGTACTCGGCATAAGCCGTTTCACGAGAATACCTTGCTCTCGTGTAGCAATGACGTGACATTTATTCCATTGTAGGAATTTTCGGTCTTTGAGTATAGTGCAAGCTATCACGTCTCCGGGGTTAAAATGCGGGTACATGGAAAGACCGGATACTTCAATCATGAAATCCACATTGCAATAGCGAAACTTGGGTATAACGTAGTACTCTTTTACATCTTTTTCTTCAATAGAGAGGAGACCGTTACCAAAGCCAGCCGCTGCTGTTTCAGTAACCAAAGGAATTGGTTTTACTTTTATATTTCCCAATACGTTCGCCAAAGGCATGGCTTTGGGCTGGTCTGTATCGTCGGGCGGAGTTGCAATAGTAGAGCCCACATTGGTTGAGGCAGGCTTGAGCATATCGCCTTTTCCTGTAAGCAGCCACTCAGCAGAAATATTTTCGCATTTTGAGAATATAGTTTCAATATCGAAAGAGTTCCGGCTAATCCATGTACTAAGTCCTTGTGCGGTTATTCCTAACCTTTTGGCAAACTGTGATTTATTCCCATTGTCGTAATAATCAATTAGGGCTTGTAATCTCTTTTTCTTTTCCATATTTAGCTATTAATGCAAACAAACCGAGAAAATATTTTCTCAATTTGTTTTGTTTATATACTCAAATTGAGTATATTTGCAAAGTGTTTAATCAGTAAACAGCGGCCAAATATACGAAATTGGCTTGAAATTAACGAGTGTCAAAGATTAAAGAATATGAACCGAAACCTATTATTAACAAGTGAGATGATGGAAAATCAAGAAACGATGATGAAAAAGCGGGATTTTGTAGCCGAACGGGTAAAAAGCCGTATCGATGGCCTATTGGAAGAGGCCGACAACTATACGCGAATCATGAATGAGGATTATGAGTCATTTTTTATGGATCATGCGGAAGATATGTATAAAGTACAGCTTGAACTTTCCGAATACCGCAAGTTGAAAGCCGTGGTAAGCTCCGGAAGCCTTGAAGATATCCGGTCATATTTGGAAAATAAAGTGAATAACATTACCAATACCCTGCTTGGCGAAAAATTGCGATTAAATACTACCGGCGCCACTACCCAGCTTGCCCATATTTTAGAACTGGAATTGATCCGGGATTTACGCGGCAAGTTTATCATGTTCCTTGACTTTATCGGTAAAGACGAGAATGTCGCCGGATAATAAAAAATCGAGCGTGACAGCCCGGAAGGCGTCAAGAGACGGGCGGACGGTGTGGAAAGACACACGGGGCAATGGTTTTTGCGTTGGGGTTCGATTCCCCATGCCCCACAAAATCCAACCATTAAAACTTAAAGTTATGAAAGCAACAATGAATCCAACAAAAATGGAGGCGCGGATCAAACAGAAGCTGCGCACGCTGATCGGCAACGTGACACACATGCAGAATGTCGCCGACCAAACGCTGGAGCTTATCAAGAGCATCCTGACAGAGGACGAGCGAAACGACTCGGACACCTGCCGCGTCGTCGAGAACCTGTCGTGCGTGTGCGAGGAGGCATTACAGGTGTTGTGCGAGGAACTGAAAAAGGGAACCCGGCTTTACGAGATTCTGAACGAAGAAGGAATGCGAACCAAAGCCATTGACAGCCTTTGATTATGAAAGCCATTGAGAATTTTTCGGGGAACCCTCTTTATCGTCTATTATCTTTTGAAGAGCTTCCTCAGTTATACAAAGAGTTGATTCTTTCCCGTTATGGAACTCCGTATACGGATAGGCCAGCGGGCGACAGAACTGTTCCGGGAAAGGATCCTCTTTCAGGAATTTTTGGAACTGACTCTGAACCTCGAACGGATCACCCCGAAAAAAGATGTCATAGTCTTGAAACAGGCCGTCGACTATCGCTCGGAACTCCTTTATCGAGGATAAAGAGTTCGAAGAAGAACGAAACCGAACATGGTCGGCGACAAATCCTTGAAAAGGCGTATGCAATTTATCGTGAATTTCGTCGAACAATGGGGCTTCGATGTCTATCGCGTAGTCAATTCTACGCAATGTCGCGGTACTGATTAGGGTGTCAAGGACAAACTGGCGATACCGATTTGCCCTTTCGGCATCCAAGTATGTAATCACATAGTTCAATCTCCATTTCTTGGGAGTTTTTCCGGACGGTTTCATGATGTAGTTATTGTAAACAATCGCAAATATAACAATCACCAAATAAACAGACAAATGAGAAAGCAGATATTGACAGATAACGAGACTAAGTCCTTCCTGATGAAAACATTCAACTGTACCCGCCAAGCGGTATGGCAGGCATTGACCTTCCAGCGCAACAGCGACCAAGCCCGGCGGATACGCCACCTCGCCCTGCAACGCGGCGGCAAGTTGACGGACGGCTATGCGCCGGAGTGCGAGACTTCCTACGAGGAGGGAGAAAAAACGATGACCCAGAGATTCGGGCCGCGTGTAAAGATAGTGGCGCACAGGGAGACCGGGAACGTATCCGTGTTCGTGGACGACCGGCTGAAAGAGAGTTACGAGAAATTGGACGTTTGCAGCCTCATGCAGTTGCAGAGCGAGGTGGAACAGATGGCAGCCGTGTTGTAAGAGGAGGCGATATGGAATACTACGGAAAGATATTGTGCATATCGTACCACGATCTGACATACGACGACCGCCCCGTCATTATCGATGGGATGGGCGACTACAGCAGAAGTCGTGCGTTGAAAGATGTACATCCGTCGATGCTTTCCGAGGAGGAACTTGCACCCATCATGTCAGAGGCTAATTATAAGCAACTGGCAGCCCGGGGACAAATCAATGTAGTCCGTCAAGGGAAAGGGCTCGGAAATTATGCGCTGATAGAGGTGTCCACCCTTCCCATTCGGTTTCAGGAGAAGATAAAGCTGAAATACGGGGACATGAAAGACGATATTCTCAGGAACTGGTTCGGCAGCCACTTCCACATCGACCCGAAAGCCCGGGAGTTCTACTCCCGATTCCGTTTCGACAACGGTAACACGCTCCCTCCGGAACGCATACAGGAGTACACGGTGAACGCCTCGGTGATAGAGAGCGTGCTGGAATTGATGGCCGACACGGTGTTGATACGCAAGGCGATGAAAGGCGGGCCGGTGAACTGGGGCGAAATGGCCGGAGCGATCAGCTACTACCAAGTCGAATTCGGACATACGCTGCCGATCAGCGCCAACCGCTTCAAGAGGCGCGTGTGGGATTTCAAGGCTCAGGGATATGAGAGCTTAATCAGCGGAAAGTTCATGAACCAGAACCGTCGCAAGGTGACTTACGGCATCGAGCGGGTGCTGCTGGCGATAGACGCCCAACCGGAACAGCCCTATAACACGACGGTATGGGAACAATACAACCTGTTTCTGGAAGGAGAATGCGAATTATTTGACCCGGAAACGGGCGAGATACTCGATCCTGCCGATTTTACAGACAAAAACGGCAACCCGATCGTGTTAAGTCCCAAGACGGTGGCGAACTATCTGACCAATCCCAAGAACAAGGCGTTGAGGGCGAAACATCACATGAGCCAATGGGACTTCAACAACGCCTACCGTCCGTACCATTTACGCTACACGGGAGCCTATTCGCTCAGCAAGATCTCCCTCGACGACCGTGACCTCCCTCGTCCGATGAAGGACGGCAACCGGGTAAAGGCTTACTACGCCTACGATGTGGTGAGCGGCGCCGTGGTGGGCTACGCTTACAACCGGCTGAAAACCGCCGAACTGTTCCTCGACTGCATGCGCAACATGTTCCGGACCCTTGACCGCAACGGCATGTACATACCGGCGGAGCTGGAAGTGGAGCACCACTTGGTGAAGGACTTCGCCGACGGCCTGATGCAGGCCGGCACGGTGTTCCCGCTGATCCGTTGGTGTAACCCCGGCAACTCGCGGGAAAAGCGGGCGGAGCATTTCAACCGGGCGAAGAAATACGGCGTGGAGAAACGCTCGCAGGCGGGCATAGGCCGCTGGTGGGCCCGTCTGGAAGCGAACCGTCCGAAGGAAGAGAAAGTATATGACGAGTACAACGACACCTATAAGGTGAAGAGCTATACCTACGACGAGCTGGTGGCCGACGACATTCGCTCCATCGACGAGTATAACAACCAGCTACACCCGAATCAGAAGCGATACCCCGGCATGACCCGCTGGGACGTATTCTGCAAAATGCAGAACCCGAACCTCCGCCCGTGGGACAAGGCCGTGCTTTACCGGTATATCGGCTTCCACACAAACACGACCATACGGAACAACAGCCATTTCAAGGTACAATACACCGATTTCCGCCTTCCCGACCCGGAAGTCATCGCCCGGCTCGAACCCCGTAACTACAAGGTTGAAGCCTATTATTTGCCCGACAGCGACGGAAACATCGACGAGGTGTATATCTACCAGAACGGACGGTATCTCGCCGCCTGCAAGCCTGCCCCGCGGTATAACGAGAACACGGCCGAGCAGACCGAGGCCGACCGCGAGGCTTATACCGAACAGGCAAAATATGTAGCCAAGTTCGACAAGATGATCAAGGAGGGCAAAATCAAGCCGTTGGGAATCCTGAGCAAAGAGGCCTCGAAAACGGTATCCACCGTAAAAGCCGAGGCGGTGGAGACGCAGCCCGCCGACGATACGGAAGACTATTCGGCATATCTCAATGTGTCGTCTTTTGAAAGAGATGCCATGTCCAAACTCTAACGATATTAAAAAAACATTCAAACAGCATTCAATATGGAAATAACGAACGAATTGAAACAACGGATTGCGGAGGCGATAGCCGCCGACCGGGGGAACTATCCCAGCGACAACCGCCATGCGACGGCTCTGGGTATTTCTCCGAGCGTGTACAACTCCATCAAAAGAGGAAATTATGAAAAACAAGTGAGCGACGCCAACTGGGTGGGTATCGCCCGGAGGCTGGGTGTGCAACTGCGGGCCGAAATGCCGTGGACGGCGGCCAAGACCCCGACCTATGCGTTTATCAGCAAGCAGTTGGAGATGTGTCAGGAGAGCGGACTGAGCGCCATTCTGTGCGACATGCCCAACATCGGGAAGACCTTCTCGGCGAAGGTGTACGTCAAAAACCACAAAAACGCCGTGTATGTGGACTGTTCGCAAGTGAAAACGAAACTCAAACTGATACGGTATATCGCCAAAGAGTTCGGCGTGAGCAGTTACGGACGTTACGGCGACGTCTACGAGGATCTGGTGGCTTACCTGCGCACGATAGACACCCCGCTTATCGTACTGGACGAGGCCGGAGACTTGCAGTACGAGGCTTTTTTGGAATTGAAAGCCCTGTGGAACGCCACCGAACGCTGCTGCGCATGGTACATGATGGGAGCCGACGGGTTGAAAGAGAAGATAAACCGGGCCATCGAGGGCAAGAAGGTGGGTTACACCGAGATGTTGAGCCGGTATGGCGATACATACAGCAAGGTGACCCCCGACGATGCCAAAGAGCGCGAGAAATTCCTGCGGGCGCAGGCCGCCATCGTGGCGAAGATGAACGCCCCGGAGGGCTCGGACATCGCCCGGATCGTAAACCTTACCGGCGGCGGGCTTCGCCGGGTATATACCGAAATCGAGAAATTGAGGAGGGTGCAGATATGATGACGAAAATAACATTAGAGGATAAAGGTCAGAACATCTTGTGGTTCAAGGTGAATGAAGGCGGGCTTGTCGAGGAGGCCGGCCCGTTCCAAAATCGGATATGGAAAGGCGCGTACATTCCTTTTTGGGCCGTCCGTGTCGGGCAGTTGTTGCCCATACATCATTATCCACACATTATCCGTGGATTCTTAAAATATAGAGTTGAGTCAATAAAGAAAGAGCCAAGCCATGCGACTGAAACGAGCATACAGCCCCAAAGAGGTGCTTAACATGAAGATACCCTGTTACGAGTTCACCGGGCAGTGGCTCATCTCCATCGGCCGACCTGCCAAGAGCGGGGTGTGGATCATCTGGGGGGCGAGCGGGAACGGCAAGAGCTCTTTTGTCATGCAACTGGCCAAATACCTCTGCGCGTTCGACAAGGTGATATACGACAGTTTGGAGGAGAGCACGGGGCTCTCTTTACAAATGTCATTGAAACGCCATCGAATGGAAGAGGTACGCAAGCGGCTGCTGATTCTCGATCGGGAACCGATCGATCAACTGGAGGAACGGTTGAAACGAAGGGGCAGTCCCAGAGTGGTGATCATAGACAGTTTCCAATATAGCGGGTTGAGCTACCCCGCTTACAAAGAATTAAAGGAGCGGAATCCCAAAAAGCTGTTCGTTTTCATCAGCCATGCCGAGGGAATGCACCCGGCCGGCAGGACGGCCCGAAAGGTGGAATACGATGCCGATGTCAAAATCATGGTGAGCGGCTTCAAAGCATGGTGCAAGAGCCGTTTCATGGAACAACCGGGCGAGCCCTACACAATATGGGAGGAAGGCGCCGCCAAAACATGGATGGAAGATGGACAAAAAGAGTATGCGCCGGAAGAACCTGCTGTATAGGCTCCGGAAGAAGGGCGTGAAAGTCAACACGAAAGAACGCTGTGTTTACCTGCCCTACGGAAGCGAGCCGGACAACATCGTACAGGTTCGCCGTCTGCGGAGAGAATATGATTTTGTAGTACAATTTGAAATAGTATGATCATGGAAAAGACGCAAGAAAACATCTGCTGCATTTGCGGCAGGAAGTTCATCGGATACGGGTATAACCCATATCCGATAAAAGAAGAGGGACGATGCTGCAAACTGTGTAACTACACGGTGGTACTGGAAGAACGATTGAATGAATTTTACGAACGACAAAACCACAGAAAAAAATGAACAAGAAAGTGTACATCAGCGGGGCGATAGCCCATTATGACTTGGAAGAGAGGCGTCAGGCTTTCGATCAAGCCGAGCGCTATTTGAGCTTGAAGGGCTACGAACCTGTGAACCCGTTCAAGAACGGGCTGCCAGATGAAGCGCATTGGCGGGAGCATATGCGGGCGGACATCGCCCTGCTGCTCGGTTGTGATTATATCTATATGCTGCAAGGCTGGGAGTTGTCGAAGGGAGCCAAGCTCGAGCTCGACGTAGCCTCCTCGTGCGGCATTAAAGTGTTGTTTGAATAAAATATATTGCCATGAGTAAACAAAAAAATACAACAGGAGTGGTGGTAATGACATTGACCGCAACTGCTTATAAAGGGAAAATCCGTGAAATTTATACTTCACGCATAGGGTTTTGTGGACAATACAACAAGGAAATACTTTCTAAGATGGGGGCAGAATTTAAGAGATTATATGCCGAGCAGACAGAGGCTGCATATAGGGAAAAATCAATTACTCCTGACAAGATAGTATATCGTATCAGTACAAAATCAACGGAGTGTGATATGATTCTTAACGGAGTGTGATATGGCACAGGAAGTAACCAATTTCGCCCGGTTTTACGCCCTGTTCGGCAAAGTGCCCTATTACGGCGACCGGGAAGAATTTAAGCGCTCGATCGTGAGGCAATATACACGGAATCGCACCGAGAGCCTGCGCGAGATGACCCGGGCGGAGTACAACGAGTGCTGCGCCGCTCTGGAACAGCTGACCGGGCAGGACGAATGGCGAAAGAAACTGCGCGAGGAGCTGCGGTTCCGCCGAAGCGTATGTCTGAAACTCATGCAGAAAATCGGCATCGACACCACGGACTGGGCAAGGGTCAACGATTTTTGCCTGAATCCCCGGATCACCGGCAAGCCTTTCGGCCGGCTCGATACCGAAGAACTGGAACAACTGGCCGTAAAGCTGCGCTCCATCGAGCGGAAGGGAGGGCTGAAAGTGAAGGAAACGGAAAAGAGACAAGAACACGAAGTGAAACAACCGGGCCGGGCCGTCTATGTAATCATAGACCCCAACGCCCCTAAAAACTAATAGAAATGAAAACAGAAGCACGAAAAATCCTTGACGGGATTAAAATCCAACTCCTTGAAGCGGCGACATGGCTGTCGGCCGAAGAACGGGAGGAGTTTTTTAGCGACATCAACGAATGGACATACGAGCAGTACGAGGCGGCATTGGTCTGTCAAGAGCCTGAAATGCAGAATTACGAGGAGGACGATGCATGACCCTGAACGACCAGAACAAGGTGAAAGCGGCCGGCTTCACCATTATCCGCAAAGACGACTATCCGATGCCGAAAATCAAAGTCAGCACAAAGCACAACGGAGGGTGGAAAACTTACGGAGTGTATGAGACGAAGGCCGCGCGGGACAAAGCGTTCAAGACCCTTTTAGAAAGCGACAAGATTATCAGTGATTAACAAACCATTAAAACAATCAGAATTATGGAAGAGAGAAGCAAACAAACCGTGTTAATGACGGAAGAGGAAAAGGCCGAGTTCGAGGCCTTCCAACGGGAAAAAGCGAGAAAAGCGGCCGAAGAGAAGGCCAAAGCCGACCGGGAAATGTACAGGCAGATGGTGGACGAGGAGATCGAGAACTCCATTCCCGTGTTGCTGGGTATCAGCGAGGAGATCAAGGAGAGCAAACAGAAGGTGCTTGACAATTTCAAGGCTATACTTGCCATGAAGTCCGACCTGTTTAAAACGAAGATGCGCAACGACCAACGCAGTCATACCTTCACCAACAGCGCGGGCGACAAACGCATCACACTGGGCGTGTATGTGACGGACGGCTACCGGGACACGGTAGAGGACGGAATCGCCATCGTGAAGGAGTACATCGCCTCGCTGGCCAACGACGAAAAGACGCAGGCATTGGTGAACATGGTGTTCCGGCTGTTGAGCCGCGACGCCAAAGGCACGTTAAAGGCCAGCCGTATCGTGCAGCTGCGCAAGGTGGCCGAAGATACCGGCGACGCACGGTTCATGGAGGGTGTGCGCATTATCGAGGAGAGCTACCAGCCGGAGGTGAGCAAGCAGTTTATCCGCGCCGAGATGAAAGATAGGAACGGCATGTGGAGACCCATACCGCTGGGAATGACCGAATCGTAAAGAACAGGTCGTGAATCTGGGCCGGCGGCGATTCGCGGAACAGGCGTTTACCCCTTAAACAGGAAGTGCCGAAATGTGAAAAAATCGGCACTTCTTTTATAAAAAGCGGGTGAAAATCAATTATATTTGCATTATGGGCAAAGGAAGGGACAAAGAACTGATCAGGCTGAGGGACGAGGCGCTGTGCCGTCGTTACTATTACTGGACCGAGGTGCAACGGTTGCGGTTCGATGACGCGCTGCGCATTCTGTCGGAGCGTGAGTTCTTTATCTCCGAGGAGCGTATCATGGCCATTATCCGGCGTAAGTCCCGCGAGGGGACCGACAAGGACTTCAAGCCCCTGCCCAAAGTGAAAGTCCCCCGGCTGACGGCCTCCCAGCTCGAACTGTTCAAGGTATAGCGGTGCGCCAACCCCGTGCCTGCGCTGTAATGGTGCAGGCAAGTCCAGTAGTTATGGCTTAGTGCGACGGGAAGTGGCGCATCGCTATTTTTTTGTTGAAATGTATGGTCTTTGAAAAATAATTCGTATGTTTGCGGTGCTCTAAATTTTAAACAGATGGACAGCGAGTCTGTCCGATGCATCGCATACGGGCATTTTTTTATGCCTTGTAAGATACGACGGCATCCAACCCCGTGCCTGCGCTGTAATGGCGTTGGCAAGTCCATCTGTTAGGATTTAGAGCGACGGGAAGTGGACGCCGTCTTTTTTTTCGGTCCGCACTGCTCTAAAAAAATAACAGAGTTATGAACAAGAATCAAGAGAACAAGGCCCTGCGCCTTGAAATGGTGGAAGTGAATCAAAGTCGCTTCGCCGCGGAAATCCTCAGCGGAAACGCAAGTATCAATCTCACACAAATGGCAAAGCCTTTCGGGAAAATCCCCAAAGATTGGCTAAGAACAGAGGAGGCCAAACGTTATATCAAGGCGATAAGCGTTGGGCAGAAATGCCTAACGGCTGACCTTGTGGAAGTTAGGAACGGTGGAAGACCCGAGAATCAAGGAACATGGTGCAAAGACTACCGCATCGCCTTGCGTTTCGCGCAATGGCTCAGTCCGGAGTTCAGCATTATGGTGGACGAGGCGATATTGCGCCTGCTGTCGGGTAAGCGCATGGGAGTGTCCCGCCCTCGCCGTTTGCAGCCGAAAGACCGGGACGAGGTCTTGAAGGCGTTTTTCGCAGAGCTGTCCCAATGGGTCACGTTGGAGGACGAGCGCGAGGTGGCCGAGTTCTTCGGCGTGAGCCGCCACCATGTGCACGAGGTGCTGACGGGCCGCCGCACGGGCTATGCCGTGCTGGCCGCACTGACGTCGCACGGGAGCGAAAACCGGAAACGTGGAATCCGCCGCCCGGATCTGAGCCCGGAGGCGACAGCTGTGAAGACCCGGCAGCTGGCTTTGGAGTTCGCGAACGAAACGAAGGAGGGCTGAGCGATGGTACGGTTCGAGAAAGACAAGATCGTGGTGGAGATACCCACGATGTTCCCGGCCGCCGACTGGCTGGAACATGTGCGCAATCTGACGTATGCCGTCGGTGCGATAGACAAGGACCGTGTGGACAACGACCACGACTGCATATACACTCTATGCAGCCTGATATTGGAAATGATGCCGGAGGAAGGAGATCTGCTCGAAATGCTGCGGGCGAAAGGACTCCGGTAGCCTTGTTCCGGGGATAAGACAAGGGGTGACCGTTTGCGGGCGGTCACCCCTTTTGCGTTTTACAGCGTCACGGCTCCATCGCCGACTCGTCGTGCAGGGTGAACGAAAAGGTCGTCTCGAATACCTTGATATATCCCGGCAGCGCATATTCCCGGCTTTTCTCCCGCACGAGCGGCGAGGCGTTCTCCGAGCACTGCAAGCATTGCAAAGTTTGGTACAGCTTGTTCGCATTCTGCTGGCGTTCGCGTACTTTCTCGTAGGTTCCCGAGGCGTGACTGGTGTCGTGGTAGCAGTCGATGGCGAGGCGCACGGTGATGAACGACTCGCTGTTCTGCGCCCCGTAGCCGAGGTCGTGCCAGTTCGAATCGGTGTTCCCGATCAATACGCAGGGGAAGGTGACCGGGTAGTGGTCCTCGTCTGCTCCCATTTCCAATTGTCCGTAGTCCTCGTCGATAAGCGAGAGTTCCGGCATTTCACGGGCGATTTGCTCCATGATGGCGATAAAGATTTCTTCCATGATTTTATGAGGTTAGAATGTTGAAGATTTTTTCAGTGATTTTCTTTTCTATTTTCTCGTTGAGTTCCTTGCTCTCCCCGATAAACTGCCGTTGTGGAATGCGTATGCTCAGTTTCTTTTTCCGGGTGAGAGCGAGTCCTTTCCACATCTGTGCCTGTGGGTTGGCGGCGGCTTCCTTCAACCGCGGCGCCGATGCGTTCTTCCGGATGCCGGCTGACTTGTAGAACTGTCGCCAAGCCCATTTCCGCATCTTGTCGGTCACGGCAGGATGCACGGTGTCTCCCCAGTTGTGAATGGGGGCGTAGACCACATCGTTCGATATTTTCACCCGGTAGTCCGCCGGTATGTATTTGATGGATTTAAATAGGACTTTCCGCTCGGAAAGCAGCGTGCCGTAATTGCTGGCAGCTCCTGTTCCACCCGATGACAACCGCTTGGCCTTCGGCCACGGGTGCAGCCCTCCGTTCACAAAGCCTCCTAACCGGAAGTTGTTTTGAAAATGGTCTTGGGCCATTCGCCCGGCGATGACCGGCATCTCCCGGCGCAGGAACTTTTCCAGCGCCTTGCGCTCCTTCTCCATAAATTTTTCGGCCATTTTTTCTCCTATCTATTTGTTATTTAATAATTAACCGCTATATTTGTGCTATAAATAGTCCTTAGTGATGCCGCCACGGGAGGCGGAAGCGCGAAAGCCCTTATATCGGAGGTTCGAATCCTACCCGTTAAGGGCTATTTTATTTTTATGATGTTCTGCATTCCCAAATTCCTTTCTTCTATTATTCCAGCCGTGATAAAGGCATTCACTGTTTTCTTTACGCCCCATATCTTTGTTCGGTAATTCAGTTCCACCACAAATTTTTGTACTTTGTTCTCTTGTCGGGTGATAAACTGAATATTCCTTTTTTGCTTATCCCAATAGACTTCACACTTTCCCATCAACGAGGGAAAAGCTACAAGTTGCTCTGCTGTTACACTCTTTCCGGCATTTTGTTTTACAGTACGCAAGGCATGTTGTATCTGTTTATCGGTCATGTACACCTCGTCCGTTTGAAGCTCTATGCCTTTTTTAAGAAGGAATTGTCTTACATCTTCTGACAAATTCCCTATTATTACGGAAATCCCTTGTGTATAACCGGTTTCTATCTGTTCGATAATGCCTCGTATGCTTTCCTCCGCCTCGCGGACAGCATCCAATTTCCCCATGAGTCTTTCCACAGCTTTCTTCGCCCCCGGATAGGCATTCGCTATATACGGGTGAGTGTCGGAAAACAGTTTGCCGTCCTTTCCCGGATTGTTGTCCAGCCCGGGGTGCGGGTTGTCCTTTCTTGTGAAGTCGGGGATTTCGGTCACCGGGTCGTCCGTCGAGGAGAGGTCGCACTTGCAGTTCCAGCGGTCGCCCGGGCGGTGCTCGTTCCAGAACGGGTCATCGATGGGGCGAACTGTCCCCCAGAATACCATGTGATCCTTCCCGGGATTGACCGAGGTGGAAGGCATCCACCGCAGATTGGGCAAGACGTCCTTCTCCCTCTCGAACTGCTGCCAGTCGGCCGCCTGATGCGCCCGCAAGACCGCCGTGTTGTATTCGGTACGCAGCCACTGCCCCACCTGATGCGAGGCGATGGGCATCACCTCCTTCCGCCACTGTTCGAACGGTTTTAGATTGCCGTTCGAATCCAACAGCAGGCGTACCATGTCGTTCTGCATACGGTGTACCTTGAATGCCACGAATACCTCGTTGTTCCGCAGAATGGCCGTGCGGAAGTCGTCGTCCGGATCCACAGTCCCGGATTCGTCGAGTCCTTTTCGGGCGGCCTCGTTTATCCGGTCGCAAATCTCGTTGAACAGGTTTATCTCGATGTCGGTCATCGGGTGGAAGTTCTTGCCGTATATGTTCCGCAAGGCGCGGCGCAACACCTCGCCGGAGAACTCGAAGCCCGAGGAGACCTCACCCTCCTTCGCCTCATAAAGGCGGTCGACTACCAGTCTAAAACTGCCCCGCCGCCCGACGGGGCTTTTCCGAAAAAACGGGCCAGCCGGT